ATCGACCCTGGCGCGTACTATCTGTGGAGGCAACTGGGTGGCTGGAACTTCAGCAACCCGACGGCGATCACGGTGACATGACGACATGCCAACATTCCTAGCCACCTCGGCGGCGACCGCGACCTTCGACTACTGCACCCTGGCGCAGGTCAAGGCGCGTGCGTCAATCGCGAGCGCGACAACCACGCACGATACGGTGATAGCAGCCGCTATCACGGCAGCCTCGCGCGTCATCGACGAGGACACCGGGCGCATCTTCTACAGCGTGTCGGCGACCAAGTACTACACTCCGGACAACGCGCTGACCCTGTTCGTGCCGGATGACGTCCTGTCGGTCACCACGATCCAGACCGTCTCATCGTCCGGATCGGGCACACGGGTTTACGGGTTCACGTGGTCGGCGACCGACTACGACCTCGAACCGGCCGACGGTCCGCCGTACACGAGGATTGTGGTCAACGACACCGGGCAATACCAGTTCCCGACGCGCCGACGGGGTGCACTGGTCACCGGATCATTCGGGTACAACTCGACAGGGTCGTACCCTGACGCGATCAATGAGGCGTGCATCCGCATGGCGGCGCGCCTGTTCGAACGCAACAAGGTGCCGCTCGGCGCAATCGGCACCGCGGACTTCGACGGACTGAAGGTCGCGGGCACCGACCCTGACTACCGGATGCTGATCATGCCGTACCGCCGGTACGACGCCGTGGTGACCGCGTCATGGTGACTCCATTCGAGGTGACCATCCGCGGGGTCGAGCGCCTGGTGCGCGCGTCCGACACGAACGCGATCTTCCGCCAGCCACTGACCGACGCGCTCATGCGGTCGCAGTTCAGGATCGTCAAGGAGGCGAAGCAACTGACGCCGGTCGATACCGGGCGGTTGCGCGCATCGCTCGGATCACCGTACGGATTCCGCGGGCGCAAGGGCCGCAATGGCGGATCAGCCGAGGAGTTCAACGCGTCCGAATTGGACGCACGGCGCATCCCGCTCTACGTCACCGTCGGCACCAATGTGGTCTATGCACGGCAGGTGCATCAACGCAGGCCGTTCCTCGCGACCGGGTTCGCCAATAGTTTGTCCGCCATCCAAGGGTTCTTCAGCCGTGCGGCGGTCGAGATCTCGCAGTTGTGGGCGCAAGGCGGATGAGCGTCACCACGATCCGCGCGGCAATCGCGACGCGACTGGCAACCATCACGGGGCTGGCGGCGTACACGCATGTGCCGACCAACCCGGCGGTGCCATGCGCCATCGTCCGTCCGACCGAGACCGATTACGACCTGACCATCGCCAACGGCGGGGACATCCAACGGTACGAGATCCTGCTACTCGCGACCAGCGCGGGCACACCGTGGGACGTTGCGCAGGCGTCGATTGACGCGTACCTCGACCGCTCCGGCGCGTCCAGCGTGCGTGCGGCGTTGCAAGGCGACGTCACCCTGGGTTCCACGGCATCGACGTGCCGGTTGACCGGCTGGAGGGATTACGGCACTTTGGCGTACGGTGGCGTAGAATATTTCGGGGTACGCTTTTCGCTTGAGGTATGGGCACTATGACGAATTGGACTGCAACCGCCGGGATTGATTGGGACGACGCTGGCAAGGCGCGCCGGATCGAGGCCGGGGAGCCGGTGCCTGACCGATTGGTGCGCGCCGCACCGTGGCTTGCCGATCAGGGACACGTCATCGAGGGAGGCGCGGGAGTGCCCGACCCGGTGCCGGACCCTGAACCGGAACCTGCGACGGCGTTGCCCGTGGAGGAGGTGACCAGTGGCTAGGATGCACGGATCAGACGTCCGCGTCTATTTCGGCAAGCGCGACATCAGCGGTGACCTCGTGTCGATCGACATGTCCGGCACGACCGAGACCCACGACGTTACCAACTTCGCCAGCGCCAACTTCCGCGAGTTCGCACCCGGCCAATCATCGTGGGAGGCGTCCTTCTCGGCGTTGTACCAGACCGAGGCGACGCCCGGATTGACAACGATCAGTCGCCAACTCGACGCGCTGTTCGGACTCAACACCGCCGACACGCAGGTGCTGTCGGTGTACGACGGTGACGCGGACCTGGCAGGCGACCGTGGATGGCTTGGCGGCGACGCCGTGCTCAACAAGGTCACCGAGCCGATATCGGTCGGCGACATGATCAAGATGACGGCGACCATCCAGGGCAACGGGTCGCTCGGACTCAACGGCACGCTGCTCGCACCGTTGGCGACCGTCACCACTGCGACGAACGGCACGTCCGTCGACAATGCGGCATCCACGGCAAACGGCATGCGGGCAAACCTGCATGTGACCGCGGTGACCGGCACGGGCGGGACCGTCAAGGTCCAGCACTCATCGGACAATTCAACGTGGGTGGACTTCCACACGTTCACGGCGGCGACGGCAGCGACGTCGCAAACCAAGACGGCGACGGGCACCGTGAATCGGTACCTGCGGTCGGTCATCACTCCGGCGGGTTCGTCAGGTTTGACGTGCGTCGTCGGTGCGGCGCGGTATTAAAGGAGCACAGCGATGGCACGGGTTCACGGCAAGGACATCACCTCGATCAACATCGACAACGCAAGTGGCACGCCAGCCGACTTCAAGGCTGAGACCATCAGCCTTGACTTCAGCGCATCGGCGGAAACGCACGACACGACCACCATCGGGGACTCGTTCCGCGAGTTCACCAGCGGTCTCAAGGGTGGCGACGATGTGTCGCACACGTTCATGTACAACAACACGTCGACGACCGGCATCTGGGCGGTCCACACGGGGCGTCTCGGGATCAGCGGCACGCTTGATTTCACGGATGGCACGCGTACCGTCAGCATGGAGACCATCGTCACGAAGTTGTCCCTGCCGATTGCGGTCGGCGACATGATGAAGTGCACCGCCACGCACAAGATCAACGGCGCGATCACCTTCTCGTAGCCACAATCACCACGCCGTCAGGGGAGACGACATGGCAACACTCGCGAAACGCAAACCCGATCCGATCAACGTCGAGTTGGATGGCGACCTGAAAGGGTCGTCCATCCTTGTCGACCCAAGCGCGCTCACGATGGGGCTGCTGGAAGACATCCAGGCATCAGCGGCAACGGTCATGCTGGACGCGGTTGCCGCGACCCTCGTGGGCGGCGACCTTGAACACGGCATCGACCGTGCGGGGTTGAGGCGCCTGACACCGGCCGAGTTTGCCGAGGTTTGCAGCGGGGTGGCCAGTTGCATACGCATCAGGAAAAGTTGAGATCAACGAGTTCGTCAAGTGGCTGAGCGAGATGCCGAACAGCGTTGACCCGGCGCTTGTGAACCTCTACTACCGCGCGCAATTGTGCAAGGCGTTTCCCGCATACACGCTTGAGAGTGCCCGTGACGCGAATGCGCGCGAGGTGTTTGTCGCGTTCGAACTGCTGAACCTCGCGGCGAAACTGGCGGAGTAGCGACCAATGGCATCGGCAAACCTCGACATCCGCATCGAAGCGAAGGACGCGTTCAGCGCGACCTTCGACTCGTTGCACAACAGCCTCGGCCAGGTCAACACCGCCACGAAGGCGACGGGCGCGGGGTTTGGCGGATTAGTCGAGGGACTCGGCAAGATCGGCCTGGCAGCCGAGGGCGTCAAGGCGATCTTCTCCGGCATCGTCAGCGTGTTCGGTGCGCCCGTCAAGGCGGCATCGGACCTGAACGAAAGCATGGGCAAGTCCGTCGTCATTTTTGGCGACGCGGCGGCCGGTGTGCAGGAGTTCGCGGCTGGCGCAGCCGAGGCGCTCGGCATGTCCAAGCAGCAGGCGCTTGAGGCGTCCGGCAGTTTCGGGAACCTGTTCGTCTCGATGGGCGTCGGCACGGACGCCGCAGCCGCATTGTCGCAACGGCTGGTCACCGCGGCTGGCGACCTTGGCGCGCTCAACAACGTTTCGAACGAGGACGCGCTTGAGAAACTGCGCGCCGGACTGATCGGCGAGGCCGAGCCACTGCGCAGCCTCGGCATCCTGTTGTCAGCCGCAGCCGTCGAGGAGCGCGCGCTAGCCGAGACGCACAAGGCGTCGGCGAAGGAACTGACCGAAGGCGACAAGGCGCTGGCGCGCTATTCCCTGATCCTCGAAGGTGCGGCCACGTCGCAAGGCAACTTCGCGGACACGGCAACCGACTTCGCCGGTGCACAGAAGCGCATGCAGGCCGGTTTCGCGAACCTCCAGGCCGAGGTGGGTGGCATCTTCCTGCCGACGGTCAACCGCCTGCTGAACGTGTTCACAAGCGAGGCACCAGCCGCGTTCGAGGCACTGAAGTCACCACTCGGTGCCATCGGCGTCGTGTTCCAGGACGTCGCACAGGAGATCCTGACGTTCATCCGGACGGTCAGGAACATCGGCGAGGCCGAAGGCGTTGACGTGTTTACGGCGACGATCACCGCGCTTGAACTGCGGATCGGCGAGGTGTTCGGCACGACCGCGCAATCCATCTTCCACGGGTTTGTGGACCTGCTATCGGACGTGCGCGTGGCGGGCGGCGTGCTTTACGACGCGCTTGCCGACTTGGTCGGGTTCATCGCCAACAACCTGCTGGCACGCTTCGGCGAGGCAACCGAGAAGGGCCGTCCGGTCGGATTGACGCTGACCGACATCGGACTGGCCGCAAAGGCCGGGGCGCAGGCCGTGCGTGAGATCACCGACATGTTCATGTCGGCTACACCGGCAGGCGAGGCGTTGCGCCTGGTGGCAGACATCCTCGTGGTGTCATTCGTCACGTGGAAACTGGCGCTGATCGCAACCACGCTGGCGACGAACGCGTACGCAATCGGGTTGGGCATCGTGACCACGGCGCAGGCTGCGTGGTCGGCGGTCACCACGGTAGCGTCCGGCATCGGGATCGCGTTCGCGGGCGTCATGAGCGCGATCAATCTCGTGCTGTCCCTCAACCCAATCGGACTTGTCGTCATCGGGTTGGGGCTGCTGGCAGGCGGGTTGGTGCTCGCCTACCAGAACTCCGAGACGTTCCGCGAGGTGGTCGGTGCGGCGTTCACGGTCGTGCGCGCCGTCGTCGTCGAGGCGATGGAGTTCGCATCAAAAGCGATCAAGGCGCTGGTCGAGGTGTTCTCCGGCACGCCGTCCGAGATCGGCGCAAAGGCGCTGGAACTTGGCAAGCAATTGCTTTTGGGACTGATCCAAGGCATCGGGCAATTCAGCAACGCGCTGGCGCAGGCCGTCACGAACATGGCGCTCGGCATCATCCGCACCGCAAAGGAGGCGCTCGGCATTGCGTCGCCATCCACGGTGTTTGCCGAGATCGGCGAGGAACTTACCAACGGGTTGGCGGGAGGCATCCTTGACGGAACATCAACCGTCGAGTCGGCAGTCATGGACCTGGCATCCGCCATCGGCGCGACTGTGCCGGTGGTCCTGTCCGCCAGCGAGCAGGCAACCAACAGGATGATGGCGTCAATCGAAGGCGCGCAGGCCGAACACCACAAGCGCGTGTTGGACGCCGAGGCCGACCACAACGTCAAGATCGCGGACCTGACCGCGGACCTTGCAGCCGCCAAACCTGCACAACGAAAGGCCATCCTTGACCGGATTGAGAGTGAGGAGATTTCGTACCAGCGCAAGGCCGAGGGTCTGGCCGTTGACCACGAGGACCGGCTGACGGAGATCCGCCAGCGTGGCGCTGAGGATCAGTTGGCAATCGCCGAACGGCAGAACGCGACGAACTACCAAGCCGCGCAGGATCTGATGTCGGGGCTGGCGACCATCGAGGCCAGCACCGCAAGTGCGCTTGACGGCGTGGGCGAACGCACCGGCACGCGGATCAACGAGGCGATACAGGCCGCCGCATCCGCCATTGCCGAGGTCTCACAACGTGCCACCGACCAGATCGCAAGCGCCAGCGGGAACCTTGACGCGTCACGCGAGTTGCGCGGACGACGCGCGGAGTTCAGCGCGGGGCAGACCGCACAGGCCGACGAACGCAAGGCGGCGCAGGAGGCCTCGGACCTGATCGACAAACGCGCACGCGAGGACGCGGATCGCGCGGTCAAGATGTCGGCGGACCTCGCCAAGGCAAAGACGGACGTTGAACGCAAGGCGGTCGCTGATCGGTTCGAGGTCGCGACGTCGGACCTGACCGCACGGCGCAACGCCGAGGACGCCGACACGATCCGCAAGCGCGCGCGTGCCGAGGATGACCGGCGCTTCCGCCAGGCGCAGGCGATTGCGTTGCAATCGTTCAACGACGGCATCGACAACGAGAACCTGACCAAGCAAATCACGCGCATCGGGGTCGAGCGGGATGCGCGCATCACCGGCATCAACGACGCGCTCGTGGAAAAGCAGGCGCAGATCGCAGCCGACGCCAAGTTGGAACTGGAGAAGATCGGCGCGTCGGCCGACGAGCGCATCGCGGCACTCAAGGCAAAGTTTTTCGACAAGGTCGGTCCGTTGACGGACGGTGCGCGTGCATCCATCGACACGTACATCCAAGGCGTGCAGGGTCGCATCGGCGCATTGCATGCCGCAGCGGTGGCAGCGGCTGCGGCGGTGGCGTCGGTCGGCGGTGGTGGCGGAGACAACGGCGTATCAAGCGTGCTTGCCGATGCGCTCACGACCGTGGCGGGCGGTGTCGTCCAGACGATTGATGACGCCGGGAATGACATCGCGCGTGGACGGCAGCGCATGGGCGGTCAGGTGTTTGCGGCTGGCGGCCGATCAGTGCCGGGTGGCATGTCACTCGTTGGCGAGCGCGGACCCGAACTCGTGCGGATGCCTGGTGGCGCTGACGTGTTCAGCGCAAGCGACACGGGGCGCATGCTGTCCGGTGGCGGGAATGACAACCGGCCGATCATCATCCAACTCGACGGGCAGGTGATCGCACGCACCACGTGGTCGTACCTCAAGCGCCAGAACCTCGTCGGTTCGAACCTCGGGTTCGCCTGATGGTCACCGCAACGTACACCGTGGAACTCGCAACCGCGGACGGGGCAAACCCGTCAACGTTCACGGACATCACGTCGTACGTGCAGTCGGTTGCGATCACGCGTGGGCGCGATGATGTGCTCTCGCAGGTCCAGACCGGCACCGCGCGGGTCACGCTGATCAACGAGGATGGGCGGTTCAGTCCGGGTTACACGCCGTCACCGCTCTACGGCAACGTGGCTACAATGCGGGCGGTCAGGATCAGGGGCACGTTCTCGGCGGTGACGTACGACCTTTATTACGGGTACATCCAATCCATCACGCCGGTGCCGACGCCGAACGTTCGAACCTGCACGCTCGACCTTGCCGACGGGTTCGCGTGGCTGGACCTTGCGGTGACGACGCCGACATACGCGCTCGTGCCGACCGGGACCAGCATCGGCGTGGCGCTGAACAGCGCATCGTGGCCTGCCGGGTTGCGCGATCTCGCAACGGGTCAATCGACGATCACGCCGTCGTACACCGACCAATCGGTGCTGTCACAGATCCAAGGCATCGGCATCGACAACGAGGCGGGACTTGTCTACATGTCCGGCGCGGGAAAGGTCGTCTTCCAGGACCGGCACACACGGTTGAAAACACCGTACACCGTCAGCCAGGGAACGTTCACCGACACCGATGCACTCGTGGATGTCGCGGCCGAGCGACCGGTGCGTGACATCGCCAACGAGGTCAAGGTTACGCACGCGACCGGCAGCGTCACCGCAACGGACGCCACGTCGCAGGCGGCGAAGGGGCCGAGGCGGCTCGCCATCAACGCCGGGTTCCTCGACGCGAGCACGGCTGCGGACCGCGCATCGTGGACGCTGTCAACCAAGAAGGATGAACAGGACCGACCCGTCATCGGCATCGTCGGCAATGCGTCGGCGACGCTGATGACGCAGGCGCTGGCGCGTGACCTGTCCGACCGCGTGACGATCACGGACGCCGGGGCGCGCACCGGCATCAACGCCGCATTCCACATCGAGCGCATCGAACATAGCATCTCGAATGGTGGCACACTCCATACCGTCCGGTGGCAATTGTCACCGGCTGATGCGTCCGGGTTCTGGGCGCTTGACGTGTCCGCGCTCGACACATCCACGCGACTGGCATATTAGGGGATAATGGATCATGGCATGGGCAACACCGACGACGCGGTCCACTGGCTACGTCGTCACCGCAAGCAACTGGAACGAGATCGTCAACGACCTACGGTACCTCAAGGGTCTTGACGGTCCGGTCGCAATCGAGAACGCGATCACGCTGACGCAGATCGCGTCACCAGGCGCATCGGCCGGTGGCACGGTCACTTTGTACGCGAAGACGGACGGCAGCGTCGTGAAGATCGACTCGACCGGGTCCGAGTCCTCGCTGGGCGGGGGCTTCGCACGCACCTTTTTGCTGATGGGAGCCTGACATGGCGGAAGTGATCAAGCGTCTCGGCACCACGGTGGCGACAAGCGCAACGAACATCCACGATAACGGCGCGACGGCATCGACGTATACCGTCGTGTCGCGGATCGTCATCGCCAATACGTCCGCGACGCCGTACACGTACAACGTCAGCACGTCGGCAGTCACCGGCACGCACGGCGCGTACATCGTGTCAGGTGCCACGATTGCAGGCAACGACAGCGTCATGCTAGGCGACGGCGTGTGCCTCGATCCGACCAATCGGTACCTCGTGGCGCATTCCAGCAACGCTGCAGTACACATCACCGCGTACGGGTTGACCGGGCCGTGAGTGTAAGCAACGCAAGCGGATCGAACATTACCGGAGCAAAGTACCGCACATTGTTTGCGGCGTTGGCAGGTGGTGGCAATGTCATTACCACAGGCTCGCCGACAGTCACGAAGGTGACGCGTTCAGGAATCGTTTACGGTGTATATACGTTCACCGCGACTGGAACGGTAACCCTGACGACGGGTGCGCCCCTTGCGTGTGACGTTTTGGTGGTTGCGGGTGGCGGTGGTGGTGGTTACGCGCTTGGAGGCGGAGGCGGTGCGGGCGGATATCGCAGCACTTCCGGCGCGGACACGGTGGCGGGTGGCGGCGCAACTGAGCAGACTGGTTTTTCCTTGCTGCCGGGCAATACGTACACGGTGATCGTAGGCGCGGGCGGCGCTGGTGGAACATCTAGCACGGGCTCGCCGACTGGGCACGGCACCAATGGGAGTAACAGCAGTTTTGGCGTAACGGCGACAAACGCGTTGATTACGACCACGGGCGGTGGTGGTGGTGGGGCGCAAACTGGGACGGCATCGGCGTCAACTCGCGGAGGCAATACCGGCGGGTCGGGTGGCGGTGCGTCAAACGACGCGGCGAGTTGGTCTGGCGGATCAGGCACTGCGAATCAGGGGTTCGCCGGAGGAAACAACAACACGTCAAATCCACGTGGTGGTGGTGGTGGTGGAGCGGGGTCGGTTGGCGTTGGCGGGGTGACAACCGGCAACGGAGGGGCTGGATTGACATCGGTGGTTGACGGTGCATCAACTGCGCGTGCGGGCGGTGGAGGCGGAGGGCAAAACTCTACCAGCGGTGGCACCGCAACCGACGGTGGGGGTAGTGGCGGTCTGAATACAGGAACTGGCAACGGCACCGCCGGAACCGTTAACACGGGTGGTGGTGGTGGTGGTGGTGGCAACGCCACAACCAACAATGGTGCCGCGGGCGGTTCCGGCGTCGTCATCCTTGCGCTGGCATTGGGATAGCACGATGGCACATTACGCTGAACTCGACGCAACAAACACCGTGATACGCGTTCTTGTGGTCGCCAACGACGTGATAACCACGCCGGATGGCACAGAAGATGAGATGCTCGGCAAGGTGTTTCTATCGGAGTTGCTTGGCGGCACGTGGGTGCAGACGTCGTACAACGGCAACCAACGCAAGCGATATGCCGGACCCGGCTACGCATACGACGCCGAGCGTGACGAGTTCGTGCCGCCGGACTGGACGCTCGTGGACGGCGTGTGGACGGCACCGCCGGTGGAACCAATGCCATGATCCGCATCTGCATCGGCGCGATCCTCATGTGGATCGTCATCGCGATGATCGGGCACAGCATCGAGGCGGGCCGTGGCTACCATCGCTGAAACGTGGATCAAGGCCGGGGGCAGCATCGACGGGCTGCATGAACTGATGGTCATCGCCAGGCGCAACTGTCCGCACGGACGCGCATTCGCCACATCGACGATGGCGGTGCAATCGTGCGGATGCCCGATCCACGCGTACGTGCGGTCGGAACCGGGCCTGTACCGGCTGGCGCACACCGAGCGCAACCGTGACGCCTACGTATCGAACGAATGGGATCTCTGGTCCAGGGAGGATGACGAGCGTGTTTCCCCAGATTGACAGCACGGAACACAACGCCCTCATGGGTGGATTTGGGTGGTTGGACGACAATGGGTCCGGATGCTTCCACCCAGGGGTCGACTTCAATAGCGGGGCGGGCGGGAATGCCGACTGCGGTGCGCCCGTGGTTGCGATTACGACGCAGACGCTCGTGGCGCATGTGGTTGATGCAACGGGGTTTGGGTTGCACCAATGGTGGAGACTTGACGCCGGGCCGTATGCCGGGGCATACGTCCACTATTGCCATCTGAGTGACGCGACGTACACCGAGATCGGGACCACGGCGAAACGGACGCAACCGATTGCAGCGGTCGGACGGTCCGGCGGATGGGAGTTCTGTCACCTGCACTTCGAGGTCAGTCGCGAGCAGCCGCCACATTGGCGGTACTGGCCGAAGGGGCAGGCACGCGAGGCGGTGGCAGCGCAATACCACGACCCGATCCTTGTCGCGCACGCGTACGATGCGTGGGCGGAGACGCACCAGGAGGCCGATGTGACACCGGAACTGAAAGCAATCGCAGACGCGCTGGCCGAGACCGGCTACCCCGCAACTGAGGTGCCGGACCTGCTTCGCGCCGTCAAGGCGTGGAACGCGAACAGCGCCAGCCTCGCCAAATGGATCGAGGAGATCGGGGCACTCAAGGCGCGGGTTGCCGAACTCGAAGCGTCAGTGACGCCAGCCGAGGCGTCCGCCGGTGTTGCCTGAAAAGCCAGTTTGGACGTTCCGCGAAGGCGTCGGTGGCGTTATCGCGGTGATGGTCGTGGGCGCGATCTGTTGGTCGGCGTTGTACGATCAGTCGCAGTCGAGCCAGACCGCGCTCGTGGGCGCGGCTGGCGCGGTGACGGGCTGGTTGTTCCGTGGGTCCGGCCAGACGCCGAACGGCAACACCAACGGCAACGGGTACCCGCCAGGGTCCGCGGGGTCCGGTGGTGGTGGCACAGCCACTGCGTGATATGATGGCGGTGCCGGGTAACCGGAGGGTATCGCACCCTGTAGGTGCGTTTCCCACGCGTTTGGGTCAACCACATCTAGCGCAAACGCAACCGTATGCCCGTCCCACACGGCGACCCACCGTGGGGCGGGCATCCGTGTATATGGAGCCGACCGATGATGCGCACGCGCGATCTCGTTCAGGACGCGATCTGGATTGCGTTCAGCGCGTCGCTCGCATGGGCGCGCTCGGCCGGTCGCCACTGGCGACGCGTCGTTGCCGTCACGACGATGGGGATCGCAATTGCGCGCGCCGTGATCTGGGTTGCCAAGGCGGTCGCGAGCGCGGGCACGGTTGATGCGTTCCTGAACCTGATCGGTCTCGGCGAGTACGTCGCACCGTTTGAGCAAGGCGTTGACAATGTCATCGCGACCGTGGTCGCCATCATCCTGACTGTCACGCCGAACGGGTAACCGGCGTGTTTCCCCGCGCGCCGGTTGCGCGCAGCACCCGTCGCATTCCCCTCGTTGCGACGGGTGCGATCCGCCTGGTGCCCGTCGGTGCGAAACACCGGCGGGCATCATCCGTTTGGATGGTGGCGGTCTCCCCGCCACAGTTCCCCTTCCAGTCCGGTTCCCTTCCGTTTCCGCCCGCCCGTCCGGCATCGACCACCGGATGGGCGGGTTTTTTGTGTTTCTCAAATTGGTCCCGAAAACGGTTGACATGGCTATAGCCACGTGGTTATAGTGATGGTGTGGACGGGAGACGGCCACAACGGCGAAGGGAACGGGACGATGACGAACAAGTACGCAACGAAGTGCGGGACATGCGGTGAACGGGTTGACGCTGGTGCGGGGACTTTGGTTCGAAGTGCGCTGTTGATCAAGGGGTGGATGGTAATTTGCAATAACACGCACATGACTCTTGCGGAGATTGACGCCACTGACGCCGTTGTCAACGCACGTACGCAATGGACGAATGCGTGCGCTGCTTATGATGAGGCACTCATTGCATGGCGTGGCACGCTGGAAAACAGTGATGCCACTGTTAGTCATGCGATCAACAACGACATCGTGTCCCGGGCTCTCAAGTTGAAGAAGCAATCATGGACAAAACTGGAAAACCTGCGCTGGGGCCGCTAACCACACCGGGCCGGGGAAACCCGGCCAAACTTGTTTCAGGGGAGATTGCAATGGAAGCACGAACAATCAAGGCCCGGGCAACACTGGCACCGCGGATGGACCCGACGCGGTACACGCACTCGTACGTCGTCAACGCGGTGCCTCAGTACAGACCGTTCACGACGGTGAAGGGCGATCACAGCGTCCAGCACTGGGGATTGATCTCGTGGGATCAGCAGGACCGCGAGCGTCGCAACGAGGCAGGCGGACAGATCGCGTACCTCACCGAGCGCGACGGTGTGTACACGATCAGCGTTGTGGGTCCGCTCACGGTGCGCGATTGGTCAGCCGGCAAACTGTCCAAGGCGCGGGCACACAACGGCGAATGGCGCGACGTGTGGACGGGCGCTGCGGCTGACGGTGTCACGTTGATGGAGGCGGTGACGCGGTTGCGGGCGCTGCGTGACGCGATGCAAGAGGACGCCGACGCGTACAGGCGTGGCCTGTGAACGTCACGCGCGTGGTGATGTTTTCGGGCGGAATTGGATCATGGGCAGCCGCGAAGCGCGTGGCCGCAGAACACGGGACGGAAAATCTGATACTGCTGTTTGCGGATGTCAAGGGCAATAACACCAGCGAACATGTTGGTGAGGATGCCGATACGTATCGGTTTATCGCGGAATCCGCTAGGAACGTCGGGGGCACGCTGGTAACAGTCCGGGAT